CTTATTCGTGAGGTAATCGATAAAGAGTTTACTTTGGTTTCAGATATTAATTTGTATCAAGTCAAGAATTCCTTTAAGTTTGTTTTTGAAAATATTCCAAATTCAAAATTTTCAGAGGAAAATTCTCCTGAACATCTTGAGCATCTACAAATAGCGGTCCCCCATTCTGGAAACTGCCCTGTTAGAGATCTCAATCCTTATGAGAAACTTGCTGCCCCTAAGGACATGGTTGCAAGAAAGTACTTGGCTGATTATAGCTCACAAAAGGGTGATTCTGGATCTTTGATCTGGGGTTACAGCCAAAAACAAAAACGCTGGGTTCCTTGCGGTTTTCATTATGGAGACGAAGGTAAACTACGCGCAATATTTTATTTCCTGAATCCCGCACAGTCGGGAAACTAGAAGTCCCTCGTGAATTTTATTGGAGAGAGGTTATGTTAAAACCTGTCGATCCATATAAGTATGAATATATAAAGTGTATTGGATACAATCCTCTTTATGCTCACGCTTGTGGTAAAAAGACAGATATAACTAAAACCTCTCCCAAAATGTTTGCGAGGGTATCTCAAATGTTTCCTGATGCTGATTTAAAGGCATTTGGTAAGATTCAGGGTACTTTCCACACAACAATGGACGCACTTAAAAAGTACGATCATAATAAACAATTTAATGTCCCTTTTGAACGTAGAAAGCAAATAATTGAAACTTTCCAGATCGTTCATAAAGAAATGGCACAATCTATTAATACTTTAACAGATTATGATGTTTCAATGAAATTATCTCTAAATAAATCTCCTGGTAGACTATTCACAGCACTGCCTCGAGAACCTAAAATTCACACTAAGTTTGATGCTTTATGTGAACTTTGGGGAGTGGTTCAACAGTTAGCTCGTGATCCTGATTTTGAAACTTTGTTTCAGGGATCTGCAAAAACTGAGAGAATCAAAATTATTAAAATTTTAGAGAAAGATCCTAGACTTTTTATTACTGTCTCTTTAGAATTCGTTTGGAGAGGAATGATATTATTTTCAGAAATCTCAGATTTTATGTTTTCTAAAGCAGACAATTTTAATTATCCTTGGAAAATAGGAATGCAATTAATCCATGGTTCCTTGTTTGGTTTATTCAACTCTATGAACAACTATGAATATAAGTCAGATGATGATGTTAAGAGATGGGATTCCTCTTTTCTTAATGAGTCTTTTGATATGATAGCTGATTTGAAGAAGTGGATGCATAATCCTAATGATCCTAATATGTCTCAATTTGATTTTGAAGAATTGGTTGACTCTTATTATTCTAATATCAAGTCACCGTGTGTTGTTATGCCTGATGGTCATATTTATCAATTTAGATGTGGTCAAATGTCAGGTTTATATACCACTGGGCAAGATAATAGTTTAAATCATGAGTTAATCAAAATTTACGAATATTTAGAGATTTTAGGAAGTCCAACAGCTTATTCACAAAATTACCTTACAAATTTCAACTTTGGAATTGTTGGTGATGATATAGTTAATGGAACTAATTTCTTTGTTCCTCCAGAACACACGGAAAGATGTTATTCAGATTTTGGTTTTCAGGTGAAGATAGCAGAGTCACACAGATCTAAAGATATTTCTGGTCTTAGATTTTGTTCTTTTGTTTATAATACCACACCTGGATCCGGATATGATGAACGACTACTTTTTGATAGAAATAAAATATTATGTTCCTTAGTTAATGAACCATTACCACTAAAAAGAAGTTTAATTGATGTTTACATTACTAGAATATCAATGCTCTGTTTATTAGCAGCCTTTGATACTAAGTTATGTCAATTTCTTATTGATATATATTTTGAATTGCGTAAAGAATATAAAGCCCAGATTACTCCCTCCTATGTTATGGATCCTAGTTACTTATGTGACTTATGGTCTGGAGCAGAGTCTAGTTTAGCTAAATATATTCCAAACTATTTCTTTAATGATATCTCTAAGGAATATTTTCTTTTTGGTGAATATTCAAAATTAATACCACATTGTTTAATACCTGATGTAGTTGAATGGAATCAAGC